CGCTGGTGTTTTCTATCTCATAACGCAAGGGCAGGCGTGCTGTGCCCATGTAAGTTGTAGTTGCTCCGGTAGTATTGGCATGATCCCATCTATGGCAAGGGAGGAACTGTCCATTGATTACAAATCCCATTGTTACCGAACCCACACCCAGCCATTCCATGTTAATGTACAAAATTTGCGATGTGGCCAGATCCAACACAATCTTGTCTGCATCTGTACCATCCAGTCTGCTGATGTTCCAATTGGATTTAGCAATGCGTGTGGTTTCTAAACTGCCGCTGGATGTGCTTCGCCTTACAAAATAAACATCCGTGCCGTCTTGTTCTAGATAGAAACCGTTGTCTGCGTCAAAATAGCCCACACGCTGTCTAAGTCCTGCACGGCCAGCTGCCATACAGAAAGATTCTAGTGTCAATAAACTCTTGCCCGGTTGGTAGGCAAATACTCGTGTGCTTTCTCTATACACCTTGCTGCCGTCGGTGCCATCCACAGTCATCGCCAAGGCACTGGAGTTTGCATTGTGTAATGTAGTTCCACCACTAGCAGTGAAATTTACAAATCCATCAACATTATCAGCATACTTGCTGCTGTTGTCAAATAATGTAAATGGTTGACTGGTTCTAAAACGACCAAAAGCGTCAGTGGCTGTGGGACCTAGGGTGGTTCGTAGTATAGGCTCACCAAGCACATTGTACTGCATTGCCCTGTGAACATTCAACAAATTGGTTTCTTGCGGATGTTCGTAGTTGGTGCTATTTAATCTACGATCTCCTCGTCCCGGCGATGGTGCTGTATATGCCATTGATTATATCCAGGGACGACCCAAAATCAATCCTGCAGGTTGTGGATTGTCTACTATATTGTTTCCGCTGTATTGTGTAGGCAGCTCGGTTATGTCGTATGTTGCTCTAGGATTGCCAGCTGCTGCTCTATCCAACTCAGATAAATTTAATTTGGCTTTTTGTTTTAGTTCTTTTGTGGCAAGACGGTCAATCACATTTGCTGTTCTAAATGTCACATCACCTGAGATTCCCAACGAAGCCAGAGTGGCACTACCATTGGTAAGTGCCACGTTATTGTAGACCAAATTGTACCAACTTGAATCCCAACTTTCTGCTGCGTTAATTGTGGTCTTAACTTGTGTTATGGTGTTAGTGGTATCAACGCTGTAAGTGTTGTATACGGCTGTGTTTAATAAACTTTGTACACTTATGGTTATTGCTGCCATTGTTATTTCCTTGCTTGCCAGGACGGGAACATACTGACACTGTCTGCTCTTATATCCGCAGGGTTCTTGCTGTAGTGTACATCATCGCCAGCCGGAAATGCTGCTGTTACAGGTGCCACAATTTCCACCGGGGCATTGGCATATTCAGGTTCATCCACACCTAAAATACCTGCTAGTTTTTGCATATCTGCTATTTCTACCTCGGGCTCAACTGCCAGTTCAATGGCTGCTACAACTGGCGCCTGATCGGGCTCTTCTGCGCGGTCAATTACATCTAGCACGCCGCGGATAATGTCAGTGATCTTCATACGAGTATTTAGTCAAAAAGAAGCCCGCAGACTGCGGGCAACGACCTTGTACGGAATTTTATATTACTGTATTACATAGTTTTCCAGTTCAAAATAACTATTACCACGGGCTACACTTTCTTCGATAGTTTTGTCCCAATCTCCAGACGCTTGATTTTCAAACCGGCGTTCTGCGGCGTCTTCGATTAGGTCTACTAGAGTAAGCAGGCCTTGTGCATACAGTTCGTCATCTTCAGTTTCGGCTGTTTCTGTGAGTTCACTGATATGCTCACGCATAAAATCAATCACTGCTTCCATTTGTTGAATGTCAAGATCATTAATAGTGATGCGATCTGACAAAATGTTATCTACTAGTTTATCAATATCCATTACAGTGCCCGAATGTAGTCAATAACTTCCTTGGCCGCTTGTAGATCACTACGGTCTACGGCCTCATCAATCATCTCCATCTGGGTATTATGCAAATTATTAACAATGGCATCAATGATCTGACGCTTGCGGTTCATACTATACTTTGTTGACTTGTAATACTGATTGCTATAATCCACGTCGTTCTCCTTAGTCTAGTGCCATACCTGGGTCAATTGTGCGTCCTTCAAAATGGGCTTGGGTCACACAGGCCTTTTCCAATCGAAATCTGTTAAGTCCTTCGATCTTGGCTGCTTGACATTGTTGCCGAGTAGCGAAAGGGCCAATGGCGATCTTTTCTACAAACTTGCCACTGGTTGTGTTGATCATAATAATTAGTATCCAGCCGGCAGTCATACTGCCTCCTGATTGCGATGTTTGGCATTGCGCTTGAACTGCCGTTTGTTTTCAACTGTACGGGCACGGAACGGACTGTCGCGTTCAAACAGCACACGATGTGCTCGTGTCTTTTGTTGATATGGTATTTTTGTTATTTTTTTCATAATTAGCTATTTACTGCTTCTCGATGAATTATAAATCTATACAATGCATTGCACTCTAACAAAAATTGTGGTCCCACATCCATACTCACGTAGTTGTGTCCTTGCATACCCTGTTCGCTGTAAGATACATCTAGCGTAGCATCTGGACTGAACCCCAACACATTCTCCATACAAGTCAGGAATGAGTGTTTCCACATCATGTCGGTGTAAATCAGGCCGTCTGTATCGACGTTCCATTCTCTGGGATCAAAGTAGGCCCTAAGTTCGCCAAAGTCGCCTTCGTCGCTGACATAGGCCAAACGCACACGATTGATACCAACAGTCTTGACCTGTTTGGACCAATAGCCTCGACCATCAGTTAGTGTACGGAAATTTACAGTTTGATCAAACATTTTGTGTCCTTTGCTTTAAAAGTACGAACAAATATTCTTTTGAATTTACTGGGTTACCGTAACTGTCGTGTGCTACCTTAACGTAACAATCGGAACAGTAGTAACCTGAAATTCCGTGATATCCACTTAGCCACCACCCGGGCTGTTGACTGACTTTTCCACAGCAAGTACACAGTAGTTTTGCTTCAGACAACTTCACGCTGCTGAAACTTCCAATTCGAGAATTTGGATCATAAGTTTACGACGCTGCTCATCAATGAAGCGGTTAGTTACTTCGTCAAAACAACCAGCCTGCTCATCCAAATGGACAAGTTCGTTGTACAACGAATCAAGTAAAGTTTGGTCTTCCATTTTATTGCTCCTTGTTCATAACATACTCAAACAAAATCCACTTGGCACGGTTCAGCATTTGGCGCTGATCTTCCAGAATATTTGCCAGTGTATCAGAATCATACGGGCCATAACTGACCATCTCTTGGCAGTCGCTCATGAGGCTTGCTGCCATCATTGCAGGACCTGAAAAACGGTATGTGCTACTTTGTTCAACTGCTTCGCGCATCTGCGCTTCGGTGCAGCCATACATACGAACTTCACGCTTTTGTTGCTCGGTAAGTGCTTGGTAAGTTGCTGTGGTCATTTGTTGCGCTCCTTATTAGTTACTATACACATATTATAGCAAAATGGGTCTTTTTGGTCTACCAAAATATTTGTTGCTAAATTAGCAATGATCGTTGTCGTTGTTGTGGGCAAAGTAGCCCCAAACAAAAAATATTGCAAAAACAATAACTATCCAAATCATAACAATTTAATAACAAGTCCTACAGTGTAGATTAGTAAAAGTGTTGCATTAATTGTAATAAGGCTCCATTCGCGCCATTTAATTGCTACAATGAGCCACAGCAGAGCGCCTAGGTTAAGCAGGGCAGGACCTGCAGGGTAAATGTTAACGCTTGTGCAAATCGCTCCAATAATAGTTACGAAAGTTGCAAGCCACTTGAGATAAAATGTTGTGTCCTTTTTCATGCTCTTAGTATAGCAAAAAGGACCATTATGAGCAACCGTTAATGAATTGTTAAGTCTTCGTTGAATTGTGCTAGATCAATTACACCCAAGATTTTCATTATTTTGGCAATGTTTTTGGGTGGCTTATCGGGTGTTACTTCAGGAATAAATGCGTATTTTAAATTACCATCGGAGTCGAAGATAAAACCATAATCTTCTTCTCCGATGTCTTGGTAATCTTCTGCTACTTCTTGTATTTCAATTTCGGCACGTTTGGTCATCGCGGCCTCCTGTTCTACAAATATTTATGGATTACTTGAACAGGATGAGTGCCATGAGAGTCGCTTGAATAACAAATCCTATTCCGATTGTAACAATGTTTAGAAGGTCTTTGAGAATGACAGCACGACCAAAAAGAAGCACTAGACCCAACCACATAAACAGCACCACATCTATGTTAGGAGTGGAATCAGTCAATCCAGTCAGCAATGCCAACAAAGTAGGAATGGTGGCAGCGTGTAATGAGATAGCTGCCAACCATCCTAATGTTTCTGCAGAAATTTTACTAAAGTGAGTTGAAAAAAATTCTACTACACTTTGTTTGATACGATCGAAATCAATTTTATTTGAATTTTCCATTTTAGAAATAGCCTTGGGTTTAGATTGTGATGTTAAAATTGGCATCGTATATCCTGCTTAACTACCATAAAAAATATGGTGTCCAATCTTGGCAATGGGTCTTTTACCCCACCCTGGTTGAACATAGTCAGCATGATAATACATTGCATTTTTGAGACTGGGTAGTCTGAAACCTTCTAGTAAAACTTTTTTAGCAACTTCTGCACTTTCGTTGTACAGAGGTTGATAAACGGGACGTACTCTATGAGTACCATCGCAGTACCAAGAGAACTGGCAAACCACTTTAGAGTAGATCACATTCTTCTGATAAACTACTGCACAGATGTCATTGGGAAATTGCCCGCTAGCTGCGCGATTGAGTGTGACTTGAGCCACAGCGACTTTGCCTTCAAATGGTTCGCTGGCAGCTTCCCAATAAATGTTCTGCGTGAGGCATCGTAGCTGTCGAGATCTTTCTTCGCCAGTCACTGGTTTCATTGATGCCATTTCGGCCTTTTCGGCTCGCAGACTTTCAAATTTGTTTTTGGTGACCTCTACCAAGGTGTATGTGGCCAACCACATACCAAAAACGATTGATACAAATTTTGCAATGTTCGGCAAATATTGTTTCATCATATTTCCTCCTTCTTAAGGTTGTAGTTTTATATAACTTCATAATTTTTGAGAAAACAACTGCTATAACCCCATAATAATGGTATATTATAGCATTTTTATTGGTTTTCTACAAGTAATGTGAGCAGTTTATGAGTAGACTAGTCAGCAATTACATCCAAGCTGGCCGATATTATCACATGGCCATTATAGACATCACTCAGTCGCCCTACACCTTTTCCATTCACAATTACAGTTGAACTGAATGAGCTTAGTGTGGGAGCGTGTGGGGAACATCCAGGACCTGGATGTGGTATCATTGCATCGCCTTGTCTTACTGCTCCTATGCCATTTACAATTACATCATCAGAACCTTCGTCTGTTGCTTGTATCGTTGGACTGATACAGAAAGCACCGGTACCGTCGGGACTGGCAACAGTGTCAGTTTGACTTTTTCTTGCTATGCCAGGCATTAGGTAATTATACTTCCTCTAGTTACAGGCTCAATTCCTGTTGTGGTTTTGATATAATGTTTTTGCATGGCATCGATGCTAGGGGCGTGCATAATAACGTGTTCTTTTTGCAGCACCACATTTACATCAGCGTCGGCAGTGAACAGACTTTGAATAAGACCCATACCCTGTGGACTGGGCATGACTGTACAAGGCTTTGTGATTTCAAATCCACTTGGACCAGAGTCAACAATTCTGGCCACGATTTCGTCACCGGTTGAAAGTTTGAAACTTACAATATCGCCTTCTTGATAACCTCGTGATACTAACATTAGTTTTTTACCTTTTCGAAAAATTCATTTGATTGTTTTGCGAGACCATCAAATCCCCCAGGAATCAATTCGTATCCGTGAAAAATTTGTGGCACACTTCTAAGACCTTTATCTACCAGCATTTGCCTCGATTCTGGGTCGTTTTCTATGTTAACTTCTGTGAACGGAACGCCTCGGTTTTCTAATAGTTGTTTTGCCCTTACACAAAATGGGCAATTGTTTTTTGAATACACTGTTAACATTATAAACTAAATCCTTTGAACGTATTACTATCAACATCTTGTTTTGTACCACCAATTACATAACTTGAAATTTCTGTTTCTTGTGGTGCCACTTGCACTTCGGCGCCGGCGATCCATTTAGCGGTCCAGGGCAATGGATTGGATCCTGGCTTCATTCCGCAGTTTAATCCTACTGCGGTCATACGCTTACAGGTCAGCCAATCAACATATTGACTCAACAACTGTTCGTTAAGTCCAATCATTGATCCATCTTTGAACAGATAGTGTGCCCAAGACTTTTCTTGTGCTGCTGCTGCCAAAAACATTGCTTCACATTCTGCACGAGTTTCTTCTCGAATAGAAGCATAATCAGGATCATCCTGAGGTAGCAATTTCAGCAGGGTTTGCGTGGACCCTAAATGTACATTTTCATCTCGTGCGATCAGTTTGATGATCTTGGCATTGCCTTCCATCTTTTTCAGTTCGGCAAAGGCCCAACTACAAGCAAAGCTAACATAAAATCGGATACCTTCTAGTGCGTTTACACTATTCAAGCATAGCCATAATTTCTTTTTTAGATCTCTGCGTTCAACTGCAACTGTCTTGCCATTGACTGTGTGAGTGCCGTAGCCAAGTAAATTATAGTATTGCACCATTTCAATGAGATCATCATAATAACGACTAATGTCCTTGGCGCAATCTACAATCTCTTTTATATCCGTGAGCTCATCAAATATAATGCTAGGGTCACTATAAACATTACGGATAATGTGAGTATAGCTACGGCTGTGAATAGTCTCATTAAAGGCCCAGGTTTGAATCCAAGTTTCGAGCTCAGGAATAGTAGCGATGGGAAGAAAAGCAAGGTTGGGACTACGACCTTGAACACTATCCAAAAGGATTTGTCGCTTAAGATTACTTGTGAAAATATGCTGTTCATGTTCAGTTAATTCCTTGAAGTCTTTGCTATCTCGAAGTACATCTACTTCTTCTGGTCGCCAAAAGAAGCCTAACTGTTTGTCTGTTAATTTGTCAAACTGTCTATATTTTAATACATCATATCTTTGTATAGGATGTGCACCTGATTCATCAAGGAATGCCAAAGCCTGTGTGTGATTATTTTTATTGTTAATATTAAAGACGCTCAATGTTATTCTCCAACTGCGTAAGTTTTTTCAAAAATATCTCGTTTTACTACACCGTAATCGTCGGGACCGTGTCTGACAATATAATCATTGCCAGCTGTATAGTTTAACACTTCGCCCCAACTAGTTGCGACCGATCCGTTGTGATCGGCCAATTTGGCCAATTTAATTATTTTTTTAGGATAGCAAACACCATTGCCGGCATCATCCTTTAGTTCGCGGAATTTTTCCGGGGGAATGGGATATTGTTCGCCTTTGGGCCCAGTTAGAATATAATATCCTCGTTTATAATTAACTGGTCCTTCAAGAGTTTGAATGGTTCCATCTTGTTGTGCTATTTCGTATTTCTCTGGGTTGGGTCTTTTAAAGGTTTCGAATGCCCCTTGTTCGAACCAATCGTCGGTAATTTTTGCGTCTTCGAACAAATTTATATACTTTCTTAAATTCATTATTCTCTCTATTAAATTACACAACTGTCACAGTCTTCTTGACTAGTATATTCGGTTTCCTCTACTGGCTTAGAATCTACTAACTTGTCAATATTGATTTCGCCTTGTCCATCAAAAGTGTTAAAGTAATACAACTGCTTTAGACCATATTTGTAGCACATTAGTAAATGCTGAAGCATTTCACTCATTGGAATCTTTTCATCATCGTAGTACTGTGGATTGTAGGAAGTATTTACACTAATACCTTGATCAATATATTTTTGTAAGACTGCACAAAGTTTCAGATAACCTTCGGGACTTGTCTGATCCCATAGAAGTTCGTATTTGTTTTTAAGTCTACGATACTCGGGCACAACCTGCTTCAATTGACCGTGTTTTGAACCTTTGATACTAACATAGCTTCGCGGTGGCTCTATGCCATTGGTAGCATTACTAATTTGTGCAGATGTTTCTGCAGGCATTAATGCCATTAATGTAGCATTGCGTTGTCCGGTACGTTGTACTTGCTCACGTAAGGCTTGCCATGGCATACGTTCTTGATATGCGACTAATTCGTCCACATCCGACTTACGTGTGTCAATTGGTAATACGCCTCGTGCCGACTTTAGGTCTTTCCACCGGGTGCAGGCACCTTGTTCTTCCGCGAGGTCTGCAGAAGCTTTGATCAAGTAATATGACCATGCTTCTGCATACTCGTCAACTAATGCTAGTGCATTAGGATCACTATAACTAACGTCGTGTTTGGCTAAGAAGTAGGCAAAATTGATAATACCAACTCCAATCGGCCTAAATTCTTCTGTAGCCAAACGTGCTGCAAGAATTGGATAGTTTTGATATGATAGTAATGCATCCAATCCTCTTACCGCCAACTTGCACATTTTTTCGAAGTCATGTGGGCTTTTTACATTGCCCCAATTGATCGCTGATAGAGTACACAGGGCGATCCTACCATCCTCGTCGTTGACATCTCGTAACGGCACAGTTGGCAAATCAATTTCAGCGCAAAGATTACTCATTTTGATCGGTGCAACTTTCTCGTCAAATGGTGAATGCGTGTTGGCATGATCAACATTCTGGAGATAGATACGACCAGTATCTTTGCGTTCCTGCATGAATCTACTAAACAAATCACTAGCCTTGAAAGTTTTCTTTCTCAGCTTGGTATTACGCTCTGCTCGCTCATATAGCTCTTTGAATCTATCTTGATCATTGAAAAAAGCAGAGTACAGCTCGGGTACATCATTGGGACTAAAACAGGTAATGTCTCCACCTGTAATTAGTCTTTCATACATCAACTTGTTAAATTGTACACCATAGTCCATATGGCGCACACGATTGTCTTCTGTTCCTTTGTTGTTCTTGAGAACAATCAAGTCCTCAATCTCGAGGTGCCAGATTGGGTAGTACAATGTAGCGGCGCCATTACGGACACCCCCTTGCGAACAACTACGAGTGGCGCTTTGGAACAGCTTGTAAAAGGGTATAACGCCGGTGTGGTAAGCATCTCCGTTTCGTATTGGGCTCCCAAGTGCTCGTATTCTACCTGCACCGATTCCGATTCCGGCTTTTTGGCTGACATACTTAACAATACTGCTAGTAGTAGCATTGATACTGTCAAGACTATCGTCTGTTTCAATAAGCACACAGCTTGAGAATTGTTTTTGCGGTGTGCGAACACCGGCCATGACAGGAGTAGGCAAGCTAATATCATGTAAACTGATAGCGTCATAGTAGTCTTTTACCCATTGCAATCTTGTTTCTCGTGGATACGTTTGAAATAGTGTTGCTGCAATCAACAAATACGCCACCTGAGGTGTTTCGTATATCTCATTGGTTACACGATTCTGCACAAGATATTTACCGCGCCATTGTTCCATGGCCACGTAAGTAAAATGTTCGTCCCTGTCGTGATGAATAAAAGAATTTAAACGATTCCAATCTTCCTCACTATAGGCGGCGAGAAGACCCGCATCATAAAATCCAGATTCCACATTTTTACGAACAAGAT